TTAAGGGGGGTTTTGTTTGTCAGACCATAAATTAATCTTAGGTGATTGCTTAGACGAACTTCCTAAAATTTTTGATAAAAATATTGATTTAGTCCTAACAGATCCACCTTATGGAACAACTCAATGTAAATGGGATTCTATAATTTCATTAGATTTTATTTGGAAAGAATTAAAAAGAATTACAAAAGAAAATACAGCTATTATTTTTACAGCTTCTCAACCTTTTACCACAACTTTGATTAACAGTAATATTGAAGATTTTAGGTACGATTTAGTTTGGTGTAAAAATCAAGGTACTAATTTTTATAATGCTAATAGAATGCCTTTAAGATCACATGAAGATATATTGATTTTTTATAAAAAATTACCTACATATAATCCTCAAAAAACAGATGGAAAACCTTATGAACAAAAAAGAGGAACTCCATCTGAGGTTTATAGAGGTAAAGATTTACATACAACAAAATCTGATGGTAAAAGATTTCCTTTAAGTTGGAAAATTTTTAAAAAAGATAAAGAAAAACTACACCCTACTCAAAAACCAGTAGCTTTACTTGAATATCTAATAAAAACCTATACTAATGAGAATGATACTGTATTAGATTTTACAATGGGTTCAGGTTCTACTGGTGTTGCTTGTAAAAACCTTAATAGAAACTTTATAGGTATTGAGAAAGATAATAAATATTTTGATATTGCTAAACAAAGAATTGAGGGGGTTTTAATATAATATGAAACAAATTGTAATTCCTTACGCACCAAGAGATATTCAAAATTTTTTGCATAAAAAATGCGATAAGAACCGATTTAATGTAGTCATCGTTCACAGGAGAGGAGGCAAAACAGTTTTTGCCATAAACCACCTTATAAAAGCAGCTCTGACATCTAATAAACCTTATCCAAGATATGCCTTTATTTCGCCTTACAGATTACAAGGTAAAAGTACCGCTTGGGATTATATGAAACAATTTTCTGCCACAATTCCAGGAGTTAAGTTTAATGAGTCAGAATTAAGGGTGGACTTTTCTATAAACAATTCAAGAATACAAATTCTAGGTGGTGAGAATAGTGCAGCTATCAGAGGTCAGTATTTTGATGGTATAGTTTGTGACGAAACACAAAACCTTTCGCCAGACCTCTTTGATACCATTTTAAGACCATGTCTATCGGACAGAAAAGGCTTCGCTATTTTTATCGGAACTCCGATGGGAAGAAACTGGTTCTACGATTTACATGAGAAAGCTAAAAGTAATAAAGATTGGTTCACCAAAGTATTTAAAGCTAGTGAAACAAAGATCATAGCTCAAGATGAATTAGATGCTGCTAAACAAACAATGTCGCCTGAAAGTTACGAACAAGAATTTGAATGCTCATTTCAAGCTGGAATAAGTGGTTCTTACTTTGGAAGTATAATTGAGGAGTTAGAGGAGTCTGGCAATGTTAAGAACTTTGATATAGATGATAGTTTAGATGTTGAAACATGGTGGGATCTAGGAATGAACGATAGTACAGTAATCACCTTTGCTCAACGAAGGACAAATGGCGAAATTAGAATTATTGATTGCTACGAAAATTCTGGTGAGGGATTAGAGCATTACATAAATGTCATAGATAGCAAACCTTATAACTATTCAAAGCACATAGCTCCACATGATATTAGAGTTAGAGAGATAGGTACAAATAAATCAAGATGGGAAACCGCTAAAGAACTAGGGTTAGAATTTGACATAGCACCCAAACTTAGTGTAGAAGATGGTATTGAGCAAGTAAGACGAATGTTACCAAAGTGTTTTTTTCATAAAAACAATTGCAATAAGCTAGTAGAAGCATTAAAATCATATTGTAAACGGTGGGATGAAAAAAATAATTGTTTTAGGAATAAACCCCTACACAATTGGGCATCACACTTTTGCGATTCGGTAAGGTATGGTGCTGTTACAGAACCACTAGAAACAACGGATTGGGATAAGCCAATAGAAGTAGATACAAATTATATAGTTTAATATGGCAAAAAAAAATAAAGAAATACCAAATATAGAATTACAAAGTTTATTATCAAATCAAATACAAAATGCTTTAGGTTATTTAGGTGGTCAGTTATCAGACTCCAGAACTAAATCGTTAGAATATTATTTAGGTGATAAACTAGGAACAGAAATAGATGGTCGTAGTCAGGTAGTATCAACCGATGTTGCAGATACGATTGAAAGTTTGTTACCAAATTTATTAAGAGTTTTTACAGCATCAGATAAAGTTGTTCATTGTGAACCAATGACAGCTGAAGATGTTCCAATGGCAGCACAAGCGACAGCTTATTTAAATCATGTTTTCTATAAAGAGAATGATGGCTTTCAATTATTATATAATTTTTTCAAAGATGCTTTGATTGAGAAAAATGGTTTCTTAAAAATTTATTGGGATGATTCTGAAAAAGTAGATTACGAAACTTATGAAAATTTATCCATAGTTGAGAAAGAGGCTTTGCAAGATACTAAGGATGAAATAGAAACTGTTGAAGAAGAAGTATTTGAAGATGAGTCTGCCAAAGAAAAGTTTGAAGAAGTTTTAAAACAATACGAAATGCAAGGGGTGGATATATCCCAAGTTCAAGTTCCTGATTTTAATTTATATAATTGTAAAATTAAAAGAATTAAAAAAACAGGTAGAGTAAAAATAGAAAGTATTCCACCAGAAGAATTTTTAATTGATAGAAGTGCTAAAACAATTGAGGATGCCGATTTTGTTTCTCATAAAGTTTTAATGACAAGATCAGATTTAGTTGCAATGGGTTATCCTCAAGATGAGATTGACGAACTACCAAAATCAGATTTAGATATTTACAACGATGAGCAGAATGTAAGATTAACCGATGTGGATGATTATAATATTTCATCTGCAACAGATACATCAACAGAAAAAGTTTTAGTATATGAGTCTTATGTAAAATATGATTACGATGAAGATGGTATAGCTGAACTTAGAAAAATAGTTTCAGCTGGTTCAGATGGTAATCACATATTATCCAATATGCCTTGCGATAGTGTTCCCTTTGTAACGATCACTCCTATTCCGATGCCTCATAGATTTTATGGAAGATCAATTGCAGAATTAGTAGAAGATGTTCAGTTAATGAAATCTACTGTGATGCGACAGTTGTTAGACAATATGTATCTAACAAATAATAATAGAGTTGCAGTAATGGATGGTATGGTAAATATGGATGATTTACTGACGACTAGACCTGGTGGAATTGTTAGAACTAAACAACCACCGAACCAAGTGATGCAACCATTACAAGCTCAACCAATTTCACAACAAGCCTTTCCATTATTATCTTATTTAGATTCAGTTAGAGAAGGTAGAACTGGTGTTTCAAAAGAAGCTCAAGGTTTAAGTCCTGATACATTAAATGCTAAAACAGCAACTGGTGTAAATGCTTTGATGCAACAAACTCAAATGAGATCAGAATTAATTGCTAGAGTGTTTGCAGAAACTGGAGTTAAAGATTTATTTAAAAAAATATTTGAACTAATGGTTAAATATCAGGATAAAGAAAAAATTATTATGATGAGTAATCAATATGTTCCAGTAAGACCTACTGAATGGAAAGATAGATTTAATATTTCAATTGTTGTTGGTCTTGGAACTGGTTCTAAAGAACAACAAACAATTATGCTAAACAGTATTTTAGAAAGACAACTACAAGCATTTCAATTACAGGGTGGAAAAGAGATGCCTATGGTTAATCTTAAAAATATGTATAACACTTTGACTAAGATGGTAGAGAATGCAGGTCTTAAAAATGTAGAAACTTACTTTGTAGATCCTGATGTTGGTAAACAAATGATGCCACCACCTCAACCACCACCACTAACTCCTATTGAGAAGATAGAATTTACTAGAATAGATGCTGAGAATAAGCGAAAACTTGCAGACCTAGAATTACAAGCTCAAGAATTACAGCAAAAAACTCAAGAAATGCAATTGGACTTTGAAGCTAAGATAAAAGAAATGGCTTTAAAATATAATACACAACTTGATACTGCAAAAATTAAAGCAGATGCAGATTTAGATAAGATGATGGTCGCTGGAGATAACAAAATACTTGAACAGGCGGCAAAATCTACTAATATGTTTGGCGAACAACTACAAGGAATAAATGAAAGCGAAAGACCAGGCAGACAGGGCGGTGGAGATCAGCCGATCCAACGAAGCCAAGCAGATATTAGAGAGTAAACTTTTTCAAGAGAGTATGGAAACTCTTAAAAAAATTTATTCTGAGGCACTTCTTGAAAAAACAGGTGCT